GGCTGGCCCGCGCCACGCCCGCCGTGAGCGACGTGCCTTGATCGTACACGGCGCTGATCGCGTTCACCGCGCCGTCATTGACTTGGAAAATCAAGCGCGCGGTATTGACGCACGGCGGCTCGATGTTTGTGACGCTGCCGTACAGAATCGGCTTCGGCTTGCGCTTTAAGTCGCCTTCCACGCCATCCACGCCAGCAGGCAAGGCGTTCGTGCCGCCATACTTTGACGTTTGGAACGGGATGTCCGTCTTGAAGTCGGCCGCCCTGAGCCGCACCGTCACGGTGTCCACCGAGCAGTCGATCTGCTCAACCACGCCCACCAGCACCGTCGTAAAGCCGCCAGGGTACGCCGCGTCCGACAAGCCGCGCCGGATCGTCACCGCGCGCCCGTCAAAACCGAGGTTGAGCAGCGTGTCTAGCTGCCCGTCTTTATTGGCTAGGACGATTTCGCCATACGTCAACTGCGTCTTGCCTGACGTGCGGCCACCGCCAAACAAGTTGCGCGACAAGAGCGCGGGCTGGATCACGCGCGGATCAAAGGCCGTGTTCGCCGGTGTCTCGCTTGGCGACGTGATATAGCCGACGCCCGTCGAATAATACTTCGTCACGACCGCCGACACCGTAGTATCGTAGCCCGTCAACTCGACGAGATAGATTTGCTCGCTCACGCCGCCGCCTCGCCCGACAAGCGCACTTCGCGCGTCAAGCTGGCGACGTCATTGCTGACGCGCGCCACGGCCTTCACCGTTTCTTGCGCGCCGGCCGCCGTCACACGCACTAGCGTTTCCAGTCGCGCAATGACGCGCCGCAGTTCTTCCACCGTGGCGCCTGAGTTGCCCGCAAACGCCGCCGCGGAATCGGCCGCCGAAAAGATGCGCGCCCGTCCGGTGTTAATAAGCTCAGGCCCGCGTTCGCCCACAATCGCCATGCCGCCGCTGTGATCGCCACCGTGAGCAAAGAACGGCAAGCCCCGCGCGGCAGCGTTGGCTTGCGCCAGCATCCGGCCAAGAATCGCCGTCTGTAGCTCGGCCTGCCGCAACTGCTGCACCTGGATGTCCAACTGCCCACCGACGCCAAGCGTGGCGGCGTCGATCATGGCGGCCACGTCCGCAAACGCCTGCTGGTATTCTGCCGTTTGCGTGCCTTCTACCGCGGGCATCTGATCGCGGAAATACTTCGGCACGAGCGCCCGCGCTGCTTCTGCCGACGCTTGCGACGTGTCTTTCATCAACTGCAAGAACGTGTTGGCCAGCCCCGTAACCTTGCCGCCCGCTTCCAAGTCACCGAACGCGGCCTTGCGCGCCGCGTCCTCAAACTGGCTGCGCGCTTCCGCGACTTGCTGCGACTTCGTCAACGGCGACAACGTGCCAACCAGCAGCGACTTCATATAGCCGGACAGCGTGTCGAACAGCGTGCGCGTGGCGTCCACGGTCTTGCGGATGGCGTTCGCGGTCTGCTCGGCCGCGTTGCGCGCTTCCGACAGCCCGTCAATCGTTTTCTGCCACGCCGCCGACACCTCAACCACCTGGTCGGCCATCGCTGCCAGCGAGTTGGCGCTATAGATCACGTCCGTTGATGCTTTCTTTGCTGCCGCGCTCAACGCTTCCAACGCCTGGACTTCTTGCAAGTTGATGAGCTGCTCGATCGACCAGCCGTCCTTGACCGCTTGCGCGTACTCGCGCGCCTGGCGCGTAAACAGCGACGTCGCCGCGGACTGCTCGTCAAAGCCCGTTGCCGCCAGTCGGCGCGCATCCAAGTCCATCGCCGTGAGCGACGCATTGAACGCCTCGGCTGCTACCGCCGCAGCTTCTTGCGCGACGATCTGCTGCTCGACGGCCTTCGTGGTTTCTTCCAGCGCCTTCCTCTGGCGATCATACGCAAAGCCGATCTCCTCGACCGTGCGTTGATAGTTTGCCGCGCCGCCCGTGCCAAACCCGCCCGCCTTAAAGTTGGCTTCTAGCGCCTTCAGCAAGTCGTCGCGCTCTTTCGCCAGCTTGTTCTGTTCGCTCTGTATCTTCGCTTGGCCCGTCAAGCCGCGATCTACAAACGCTTGCGCGGCCGCCATCAGCGTGTTCTGCTGCTGCACCATCTCGGTGGCAAACTTCTTCGCCGCTGCGGACGCGCCAAGAAAGCCACCGACAAGGCCCGTCAAGCCACCAATCAGCGCGCCTGCACCAACCCCAATCGGGCCAAGCAACGCGCCCAGTGCCGCGCCCGATGCGGCCCCTGCTGCGCCGCCCGCCAGTGCGCCCGTTGTTGTGTTGCGCGTCATCCCACCAACGCCGTAGCCAATCATGCCCGCCGTCAGCGCCACGCTGGCGCCAGCCATTGCCGTACCGCCTGCACCCTTGCCAAAATCGCCGCCCAACATTGCGCCCAGTCCCGTTGCGCCTGCCGTGTTCTGGCCCTTGCCCATAATCTTGTCCATGATCTTGGCCGCCGCAAAGTCCGCGACCAGCTTCAGGAACATCGACTTGATTGAGTCAAAGAACGAGCGCCACGAGGACAGCCCGTTTTCTAGGATGCTAGCAATGCCCGTTGATAACGTCTGCTGAAACTGCTTGACAAAGTTTTCCTGAATGGCCTTGAGTTGTTCTTCTGTCTGTGTCTGTACCGCAATTTGCGCCTCGCCCCTAGCTTTGCCTGTTGCTTCACCAAGCGCGTGCGCCTCCATGATAGCGGCTTGGCCAAGCGCGTTTGATACCGCCGGTGCCTTGCCGCCTTGAAAACCCGTTGCAATCGGGAACACGCCCGCGCCAGTGCCGAGCTTGTCCAGCCGTTCCATCTGCGCGTACTTCCGGGCCGCCGCGTCCGTGACCTTATCCATCGCGGCCGCGAGTTCAATTTCACGAACCGCCTGCGCCACTAGCTCGTCGGTATGGGACTTGACGTAGGTAATCTCACGGCGCGTTGCATCGGCCTTGTCCTCGTAGGACTTGATGAGCTTGGTCATTGCTATTCCTTCCAAATCAATCGTAGCAATCACCTCTCCTGTTGCAGACTTTACAGTGCTGCTTAACGCCTTAAAAGCTGCTTCCAAATTATTCAGCTTAACTTTTTGGGCGCTTAGTCTTTCCCCAACGCTGCCTAGCGCGTCTGCGCGTTCATTTTCTATTTCCAAAGACTTAATATCTTCTTTCGTAGCCGAAATTAACGCCGTCAAAGTAGCCGCATTTAAGCCTTCAAGATTCTTTTTATAGGCATCTACTTCTGCTTGCGCGTCGGCCAGTTGCTTGGTAAAAAAGGCTACGCCGCCACTTATCATCAACACGGCACCGGCTATTGCTGCGCCTATTGGCGTCGATGCAGCCGCTAACGCTTGTATCTTGAAGGCCACCAGCGCCGCGGTTACAAGCCCAATGGCCGTCGCAATACCAGCAATCACGCCACTCCACGCCGCGCCGTTCTCCGCAACCGTTTTCATGGCGTCCGACACCGCGTTCAAGGCAGAAATAATACCGCCTGAACTACTTTTTGACACCTCAAACAGTTCACCAAAAGAGTTCTTCAATCCCAAAAGCGCGCCGCCAAGCGTCTTGCGTGCCGCCTCTGCTGCGCCGCCAAACTCTACCTCAAGCTCGGCTAGGATGAGCTTTTGCGCTTCGGCTACCTTACCGGTGTCGAATAACGCCTTGATCACCTTTTGCTGACTTTCAGAGAACGACACACCAGAACGACGCAGCGCCGTGAGGCCCGTTTCAGGATCTTGCAGCGCCTTGCCCAGTTGAATGGCTGCGCCTTTCAAGTCGCCACCCATAGCCGTCGCAAGGTTGGCCGTGGCTTTCAACGCGGCAGGAAATACATCGCCTTTGATCTTGGTGAACGTCAGCAACAGCGCTTGCGCGCCCATTGCCGCCTCGTCTGAATACGTGGTCAGGTTTTGCATCTCGCTAGCCATCGCCGAGAGTTGCCCAACCGACTGCCCTGCCGCGCCCGCCGTGGACTTGACGCGCGCCTCTAGCTGCGCCATCGCAAACTGTGACTCAGACGTTTCGTCGATAAACTTCTTGAAGATCACGCCAGCGCCGAGAACGGCGCCGAGCTTTGCCATCGTGCCGCCAAGCGTTGCGGCCCGCTTGCCCGTTTCCCCAAGCTTGTTGCCAAGCTCGTCGAGTACCGTAACGGCGCCAGAGGCGTCAACCTTGATGGACAGTGTGGCGAGATCAGCCATAGCTATTGCGTCGCCTCAATGGATGCGAAGAACGCGCCGTCTAACGAGCGCAAGACGCTAAACTCCCACGGCGACGGCGTGCGCGCCGTGCAACGCGCCCAGGCGTCGAAGTCCACCCACGTCAGCGCCGCCGGCCCGTTCATCCCCGCCCCGCGCGCGTGGTGTAGCTCAAAGAACCACTCGACCAGGTAGGCATACCGACGCGGGAACGGTGGCGCCACAAGTTCCGCGCGCGCGCTGGCGTTGCCGCGCCGTGCGGCGACTTCCAGATGCGAGCGCATCGTAGCGCCGTCCTTGCCACGGCTGGCCAGCGTGAACACGTGTTTTCCATACGCGATTAGCTGGCGTTCCGCGTCGGAAAAAAACGTCCCAAGTCCAAGTACGCAGCCTGTACCTGCTTCTGCATCCAGCCGGTGCGCGGATCGTCGTAGATGCGCCGCACGTTTGGCTCGGTGCAGGGCGTTGGCTCGGCGTCTGCGGCTTCGCAGATGCCATCAGGCGCGCCGTTCTCGTCCCACCAGGCCACGGTGATCGCCACCGTCTGCTCAAAGAGGTTGACGGCCCAGTCGATCTGCGTGTCCTCAACCTTGCCATCGGCCAGCGTTAGCGCGGCGGTGGCCTTCTGCACGGCTTCGCGCGCTTCGTTGGAATACAAGGACTTGATCCGCACACGCAAGCCGGTGTCGATCTTTGCGCCCAGATCGGCGGGATCATAGATCACGACGTCGGCGGTGTCGGCCGCGTAGCGGCTGGCCAGGCTAAATGGGGTGCTACTGGCTCTAGGGATACTGATTTTCTTTGTCATGGCGGGTGTGCGCTCCCTGAAGGAAGCTCTCGCCCCTGCCGCTGCACACACCAGCGTCCAGGTTGCCCCAATACGCCAACGGCAGGGGGAGAGCAGAATCCAGCACGAACCGACGAACCGCGCGCAAGTGTGCTTGCGTGCGCCCTACTTATCCATCAATGATGACGCTTGACGAGAAGGTGGCAATCGTGCCATCCGAACCCGTCTCTGCAACCTTCGTACCCACCATCAGTTCCAGCGTTTCAATCTTTGGGCCAGTCTGCCCGCCAACGGGCGCGGACAGTGCCGAAATCTTGACGCGCGGGAGGAACACGTTGAAGCAGGGCTTTGGCGCGCTGGCCAGTTCCTGAAACAGCACGTTGACGGCAAACTCGGTTTCCGCGTCGTACAGCGTCAGGTTGGAAAAGTCCGACCGGAGGCCGGTGATCGTTCCCTTGACGCTCAGGATGTTGTCAAAAATGTCCGGCGAGACAAACGAACCCAGTACCGACTGCGCGTCAGCCGCAATCGTGAAGTCGAGGTCAATGCCGGTGAACGTGGTAACGAGCGCGCCGTTGTACAGTACCGACGCATCGTCCGCGATCATGCTAATGCCGGTCGTGAGCGAAGGCGACGTAAAGTAGGGCGACGTGCCGGTTGTGAGAATCGACCGATCCATACCCTTGAACATCCACGAGCATTTGACTTCTTCGTTCGGCTTGGCCGACAGCTTGAAGCCGACCACACGGCAGCCGAGGAACAGTTCCGTCAGATCGGTGTCCTCGTCGTACTGCTCAATCGTATGCGAGCGACGGGTTGGCGTCGCCGCGGACTTCACCTTCTTTAGCACCGTCAGCGTACCCGTTGACGTAGCGGCAGCGACGGTAAACGAGGCAGGCGTTGTGGTGATGGTGAGCGACGTCACCGCGATCACAACTTTGTTGAGATCAGCGTTGGCCGACACGCCGGTGGACAGCTTGAACACGTCGCCCACGCGGATGCCCTGCGTGCCGACCCAATCGCCTGCGGTGGCGGTGACGTTGTTGGTGCCAATCGCCAGCGACGTCAGCGACGAAAACGCCACCGCCGTGGACGTGACCCACGCCGAGCGCATCAGCCCCTCGACGAGGTAATCGATCGCGCCGCCGGCGGTCAGTTCGGTGTCGAACGAGCCGTCCACGGACTTGCCGCCGAGCCGACCCATCGTTTCTGAGCCATCGGCGCGTAGCTCGGCCGAGGTGATCGGCGCGCGCTGCAACGTGAGGCCAGGCGAGCCAATAATGCGAACCTGAAAAGCGCTCGTGACGGTAGCGGTGACACCAGCGGTCACTTCCTTCCGCAAGGCCACGAGGACGTTACTGTTGGTCTGGATTGTCATAGACTTCCCCTAGATGGAATTTGCGGAACGCACAATGCATGGAACAGTGATCGTAATGACAGCCCACGCCCCATCCGTGGACTGCACTAACTGGCCGCGATACGGGGCAGGATTCGTATTGACAATGACGACATTGGTATCGGACAGCACGATCCCCTGTCGTGGTGGAAACAGCAGCAGCAGCGCGTCGGCCATTGCAAACAGCGCCGCGGTCGAGGTGTTGGCGACGCCGTACAGCTTGAGGACGTATTGCGGCAACGTCTCAACTTGGCCGTAGGTGCCAAGCGTGATCTGCGCGACGGGGCCAGGCAAGTAATCTTCTTCAACCCACCAACGGCCTGCGGTCGGCGTGAAGGCCAAGTTTTCCCACGCGCGCAAGGCGGGCAGCCCCACGGCAATCGTGCGGGCGGCGGCAGACGTTTCCGCGGCGCGTGCCGTGCCGACTGTGAGCGTTTGAGCCGCCACCGCCGTCACGATGGCCACCGTGTTGGCGGCAAAGCCCGTCGGCGTGATCTCTTGCCCGACAACAAAGCCGTCCGTGATAAACGAACCGCTGGCGCGCGTGTAGCCCGTCGTGGTGGCCGCCAGCGTTGCGCTGCCCGTTGTGCAGACGGACAGCGTGATCGCGCGGTTCCTGAGGGCAACGAGCGCCAGTTGGTGCTTAATCATACGCCTAACTCGGCCAGCTTGCTTTCGACGATGCGATCAAACGCGCCAACGGTGAGCTTGACGGAATGGAAGCCGCCAACGATGGACTTGATTGACTTTCGTCCCGGCTTGCGCTCTGGTTGTTCCCCGCGTGGATTGAAAGACGAACGCAAGTTGTCCTCAATCACCGGCGCATACGCGACGTTGGTGGACACAAGCGCCGAGTGTTTTCCCTCAAACGTCAGTTGCCACGAGTCTCTTAGGTAGCCCGTATCAACGGGTTGCCCTGGTGCGCCGGTCACCGCTGAACCGTCAACAATGCTGCTCTTAACGTCTTTTGCCACGTTGATGAACAAGGCGTTGGACTTGCCTTGCGTCTTGACGGCAAACCGTTTGAGATCGTCCGCGAAGCTCATCGCGCCACCACAATGGTCGCCAGAATTGCTACGCCGTCCGGCGCTACCGCATCCACCGAACGCACCGTATAGACGGCGCCGCCCCACGTGACGGACGCGCCCAACGCGGGCAAGGCGCCATAGGTGGACGAGCTAAACAACAACGTTGGCGCTTCGCTTTGCACCAGTTCCAACGCCGCGTACACGTTAGGATCGCCGCCCACTTCCACTGCGCTGCCGGCCACGGTGACGGTGGCCGCGCCGGTAAAGGTGTCCGTGGTTTCGTCGTACACGCCAGGCGTCGCTTGCGTGAACGTCACCGACGCACCCGCGTCCGCAAGATCGTTTCGCGCGCCCGTCGCGTCGTCGGCGTAGCTCACCCGCGCACCAGTGGCGTCATAAACGACACCGCTTCAAGCAAGGGGCGTATAAAGCGCATGACGCTAGGAAAGCGCCCTAAGCCCGTTGGACGCTGGTAGGGCTGATATGTGGTGGACAGCACGTCCACCGTCTTATTGATGACGCCCAGGTTCGGATCGAGCGCGGCAATGTCTGTCGTGCCAGCCTTGATAAACTGGAACGCCAGTTCCATCGTTGCATCCTTGACCCGCTGCGGCACCACGGTCGAGAGATAATAATCCCACGCAAAGTTGGGCGAGTCAGGGTTGCTTACCCACGCGCGAGGCCATGACAGCACTTGCGTACTATCGGTGCGCGTCCCTTGCCACGCGAGCGCGGTGAGTTCCCGCGTCGCCTCGACCATCGCAGCCTTTTCCGTTTCCGTACACGTCGAGCCGGTAATCGTTGTCCACGTGGACGCATTGAGGTGCGTTGCCATGTACGCGATCTGCTCGACTTCAGTGACGTAACTGTTCGCCGTTGCGCTGCCGACGGTTGCCACAATGGTGATCGCCATAAGCTATTCCCGATGGGCGTGAGGGCGGGGTGCGCCGCCCTTACGCTGGCATCAGAACTATCCGCGCACGATGGCGCCGTACTCCGGTCGCACGACGTTGCAACCGTACAACACGTCATAGCTAAACGTCGTCTGCTTGTACTGGCGGCTCACTTCAAGGCGCAGAGCAATGCCGGTGACCGGATCGACTTGCGACTGGATCGTGTTGCCGTTCCCCGAAATACCCACCAGCGGACGCGACGCAAACGCGAACGCATCACGGTGGAACACAAGGTTTGGAACATACACTTCGCTGGCCGCCGCCGTGCCAACCGTTGCAAGCGTAATGGTGGCGCCCGACGCATACGCCTGGCGCAAGCCAGGGTAGATTGACACCGAGAGCGTCGTCGAGGACACCATCGTGGTATCAGCCGTGATTACGTAGAAGCCCTGCACGCCGGTAGCGACGCCAAAGATGTCGCCAACCTTGATGGTGCCGGATGCGGTGGCAATGATCGAAATCGTCCTAGCGCCCGCCGCGTTGGTGCCGTTGAATAGAAACGTTGCCGTGGCCGTCGAAAGCGCCGAACCGTTCGTGTGCGTCGCAGCCGTCAGGTTCTGATCCATGTACCAATCAATGCCGAGCTTGCGCCCGACACCGCCGCCAATGATGCCACCGCCGTCACCGCGCTCGTTGAACTTGAGGATTTCCGAGTTCAGCAGAAGGTTGCCTTCGGCGTCCGGATCGATCACGCCATACCGATCATCCACTGGCGCCAGCGACTTGTTAAGCTGCTTGCGTGCGACCGAGGCCGCCACGGACAGCGTGGTAAACGGGGCCGTGCCAGCCGTGCCGCTGATGTTGTAAAAGCCCGTCGACTTAGACAGAATGTAGTTGTCAATGTCGTTGCCAAGCGCCTTGATCGCTTCGGACGCCTGCATCGGCATCGTATCTTCCATCACCGACACCATGTCGTTGTCGTTCATCTGAAACGGTGCTTCCATCCAGCGATCCAGCGTCACGAGCGCGACCGTAGGGCTGCTATCGACGTTTGCCGCATACGTCACGGCAGGCGTGACGGCGCGCGCCGAGATCGCCGACGGGATCGGGATGTTGATGACGTTGCCCTTCTGTTGGGCAAGCGTGTCGTAGGATTTGTTGATGAGTTGCGGCAGGATCGCGTTTTCGCGCAGCGCGCGAAGCCCCTGAGCCAGCAACTTTGGGAGAACATTCGTAATCGTGTTCGACATTGTGGGCGCCTATTAGGTGTAGTGTTAGCGAACTTGGGCCTTGCCGGATGCGATGTCCTCAATATCGGCTTTCGACCAAGTCGCACCATCGGGAATGATCCGAGCGCCTCCGCTAGAGGCGTGCGATTTGGTGGCCCCGCCACCACTACTGCCAGAGCCTTCGTAAAACTCTGGATAAAGCGCCTTCAACTCCTCGGACACGTATTTCTCAACTGGCGTGCCTGGACGTTCTTTGAGCATCGGCTTGCCATCTTCCGTCAAGTCGTACTCGCCCGCCGTCAGCTTGAATAACGCTTCAATCCGATCCGCGCGCGCGCCCGACTTGGCCATCTCGCTCTTGACCACCCGATCCAGCTTCATGCGACGGTTCTCGGCTTCCAGTAGGGCCGCGCGTTCCGTGACGGGCTGGTACGTTTTGTCCAGATCGAGCTTCACTTCTTGACGTAGCCGTTCCAACTCTGCGGAGTTGATGCCGACCTTTGCTGCCTTTGCCGTCTGCTCTAGCTCTGCGAACTTTGCTTCAAGGATTCGGGTTGCCGCCTTCGCTTCCTTCTTCTCGTCGCGTTCCGCGTCGAGCGCCCGTTTGAGCGCGCCAGCGCTGGTTTCCATTCGTTCGGCCAGTTGTGCGTCGAACTCGTCCTGCGTGTACGTTTTCGGTACGTCGATTGGATCAGCCACGGGCTGCGTCCTTGTAGGCTCTGCCTACGTTGTGGGAATTTAGCACATCACGAACACAAACGCCATCAAAACGCCATCTCAGCAACCAGCGCGCTCGGCTTGCCATCGCCGTCAATCAGGGCAGGCAAGCGGGCGAGGTAGTCGTCCGGCTTGTCCTTCAAGGCGTTCGGCAGCGTGTCGCCAATCAAGACGACGCGGCCAGGATCGCGGCGGTTGTGCGCTTGGCGCGCCTTTTCCAGATGCACGGCGCTGATAATCATGTCCGGCTTCGTCAGCCATTCACGCCCGTCAATGACGCCGGTGAGCGTAATCGCGGTGGCGCCGGACGTCAGCGCGTGGCCGCCGTCCGCGTGCATCACGACGGACTCGCGCAGCCAGCGGTTATGCGCCTCTAGCCCTTCTTCCGGCTTCGGCGCGGGCGCGTCCACGCGCAAGGCGCAATCAGCGCCAATGATCGTGATGCGCGCAAAGCCCATAAAGATCGCCAAGTCCAGCGCGCGGTTTACGCTGTTGAGGCCGCTGCCGCATTGCAGCGTTGAGGGAAAGAGGATCTGATAGAGCCACGCTTCGTAGGGAACGATCTCGCCGTCCACTTCGACGGGCCGGTGTTCAATCCCAACGTAGTTGTGGAAGTAGCGAATCCGGCGCTGGCGGGCGTGCAGCAGTTCGCTCAGGTGCGGATGCACCGTGGAAGCCAGCAAGTACTCGACGTCTGGCGTCGAGCGCCATTCGTTGAGCATCTCCGGCGTCTGATCCACCGTAAAGCCGTGCGTCGGTTGGTAGCCGTTGGCGTGCAGCCAGACCAGCGCGCTATTGCAGCCCCATATTTGATCGGCCTGCGGACACCATTCCGCGGCGTGCTGGTTCGCGCTCGGCCCTGCCCCGCACAGTACCAGGTGCTGGCCTTTGGCGCTGTCTTGCATCGCCACGTGCAAGTCGCTGCCCGCCTTCGACATCGCCTCAATCGCGGCCGTGAGGCGCTTTTCCAACGGGATGTCAGGCGCCGCGGCGACAAACTCCGCGAACGCGGTAGGATCGTGCCGTTGGAACGTTTCGCTCGCCAGCGTTTCCCACTGGCAAGCGTTCTCGTGGATCCATTGCGGGTATTGATTCTTCAGCCCAACGGGGTTCTGCAAGTGGATATGCGCGCCTGGTGCCTGCGTGGACTCAAACGACAGCCCGTCCCGTTCCTTGATGCGTCGCCGTGTGCGTGCGGCTCCCATTATTAGGCCATCCTTGCGTAAACGATGCTCAGGCATCGGCAGTTATAGGTGGACTCGCCAGGGATCATTTCCCCGTTCGAGTACGGCACGTCTATCGGGACGGTTTCGCCTTCAAGCGCCACGTGTTCCGGTCGCTCGCGGTCGTCCATCACGCCCTTCCATTGCTTCACCAGCACGTCGCGCTCGCCCAATAAGCCCTTGTCTT